CTCTTCCGGAGTGATAACATAAGGTTTATCTACATCGGAATAGTTAGTATAGCCCTGTTCGCGTAAATAGGCTGCGTATTCAATAATGTTTGATTTTCTCCTTGCGTTATCCGCCTTTATTTGGACTTCTGTGTCCTCAGTAAATTCGGCTTCTCTCTTTGAGAATACTTCTTTTACCGAATCGATTTCATCTTGAGCTATCTGCTTATATTTTTTCTCGACATACCGCCAGGTAACTACTGAACCGACGGCTACGCCGAGAACAAACATCATAAAATTTATCGTTTTATTCATAAATATGCCTCCTAAATAATTTTAGATAATATTCCTTTGATCCTATAGCAAAATCACAATTAGAATCTATACAAGCATAATTGCCTGTCCTTTCATGCAAATAACACTTTTTACCACATATAGGACATTTTAGATTTTTTGGAGGTTTAAGCATAAAATTGATTCCATTTCTTATCATATTTCAATTACCTCACAACGTTCTTTTAAAACCTACCCAGAATATTAATACTTAGACCGAAACACGTTTTCTCTATTCGGTCCTGAACGAAAGAACAGATACTCAGACAAAGCTTTACAATCATTCGCATACCAATCAGTTAAAGTTTCTTCTGCGATTTGAATATCACTTTCACTAATCGGGCGACTTGGGTTCCAATAACCTACAAATTGTCCTTTGGCTGTTACAACATCGATAACGTTTTCTCCAAATCCACCATCTGATACACGATTAACAATGACTTCAGCGACTTTACGTTTATCAGCCACTTTATCGTCATAACATTCCCCGGATAACGTCCGAGCAATCGCTTCGACTTCTTCGTCTGAAAATGGTTTTTCTTCTAACGGTTCTATAGTTATTTCCGGAGTTTTATATGAATTAGTGACAGTCGACATAACCGAAGTAATTGGTTTAGAAATCACAATCTCTCCAGTGTCGGTTTCATTGATAGGAATATTGCTACAAACCATAAATATAAATACCGCACTCAGAGAGACTATGATTACCTTATTTATTTTTCGCATAAAAGGTTCTCCTAAAATATAAGGGTGGTCTTCGTATTTTTTGACGCACTCATTACATCAGATCCAAAATGTTTCCATCTACGTTGAAATCGAGAAGGACTACTCTTTCGTATATTTCTTTTCCAAATCTTTCACGCATAGCTTTATCCTTTATGAAAGCTTCTTCATCCCTTCGGTAGGTTTCGTAAATTCCGAAATCAACGTAATTATCACCATTAGGGTTATCGGGATTATATACCCAACCAACAATTTGACCAGCTTTAGTTCTCGGAATACCAAGATCGTCAAGCACATCGTTCAGAAACAAATATCCGTTTGCCCTTAGTTTATCGTTAGCATACTGCTGTTGGGCGAGAAGAAACATTCGATTATAGTTTCCGTCGTCTTCCCAATAAGGATTGGACTCTTCAAAGAAGAAAGAATAATCGCTCAATGAATCTTTTTCTACAACGCTGATGGTCTCTTTGACTTTCTTTTTCTTACCATCTTCGCCAACGACAACTTTTTCAATCTTCTTAGCCTTGATACCGTGCTTTAGCTCGCGGTCGACATCTTCTCCAAAACGCTCTACTACATGATTTCTGTATTCTTTAAATCCTTTATCAACCGTAGCGTAAGCTGCTGCGAGAGCCACGTTTCTTTTACGAAGAATATTGTTCGATGCCAGAATACCACTCAAGGACAGAGCGCCAAGAGCTATTGCTGGAGCATAAAGTTTAGCAAGCTTAACGCCAGTCTGAATATAAACAATAGTTAAATCCTTCTTAACGTCTTCGGGAGTGTATTCCTCTACAAGTTCCTCATTGGCCGCACAATCATGAATAGTGTTGATATCTTCTTTAGCTTTTTCTAAAATATCGCCACACCTAGTAGTAGCTTTACAAGCCATGACCGCACTTACAACGGTTCCGACTACACCTGCCACTAAGAGAATTTCCGGACTATGTTTTTTGAGCTTAAAACCAATCTTGTTAAACGAACTGCTTACAGTCGTCATAAGTTCTGTTTTTTTCATAATATAACCTCCTTATTATTGGTATAGATGGTAACAGATTCTTTATCAATAGTAACAGATTCTTTATTAATATTAGATGCGATCTCTGCACCACAGGCTGCATAACCAGCTAAGTCTACGAAGCTGTCTTCAGTTGCAGTCCCAGTTTTAATCCTAGCGATCTTAAGTAACGCCATCATCATGGCAACGTCGGTTGCTGTGAAATCAGTATTTTTATACACCGACCATAAATCGGCTATCGACTGAAAGTTATCTTCGGGTGAACCATATTCATTCTCACGTTGGCCGCACACACATTGTTTGGCTCTATCTAGAGTTTCTGCTCTTTTCATTTTATCTCTCCTCATTCAAATATTCATAATAATCGGATTCTGTTGCAAATAACATCCAACGTCCAGCAACAAAACCCATGTATCCATATGAAGTCAAATATCCTTTCATAATAATCCTCCTAATTTAGTGGAAGGGCTTTGGGCAGTTTAAGCATATATCCGTCTCGTACTCGAATTACAGAAGCACTCCTAATATCAGTCCATCCGTATTTATTATCTGTATAATTTCCTGTTACGCCGACCAAATCATACAAATCTGCCACACTAACCAAACCATAAGTAGAAATCAACTCGTCCATTCTTGACAGGACGTCTTCGGCTTCTCCTCGATTATCCAAGATAATATCATCATAGTTATAACCGGTTTTTGTTCGAGCCGCGCTATAATCTCTTCGACCATTTCCTCCATCGTAGTAACTCCTATAAGATATCTTAGAGGCAGTGGAATTACTCTTCGTCCTACCTGTCCCCCCGTAAAGTATCATGTCAATACCGTTCGTCACGATATCCGAAATGGCTTTTTTAATTGCTGGAACCAGTACATCCAATAGAATATAAGACTTTACGTTGTTGACATCCTCCGAGATGAATATGTCCGTAAACTTCTGAATCTCGCTTTTCTTCTTGGATTTTACCGTTCCAGTAATTATTTTTTCTACCTTTTTCTCTGGTATAGACCCCTTTTGAGCTTCCTTAGATTTATGGGAATTTGGCTTGTATTCCTCCATTACGTTTACTCCTTTCCTTGAACTAGAACGAGGGGTCCCGGTAAAGTGATTTTACTATTTGGAACCTTATTGTTCTTTTTCTTATATTGATAGGCAAGATTACTCCTAGCCTTTTTCTCAGATACAGCATACGTAGAAGCCTTCCAACGATTAGCAACACAAGTCTCAAATTCCATAACTGGCCCATCGTACGAATATTGTTTCATAAACATTTCTCCTTTCTAAGTGAATAATCCTCAAAACTTCCAATTCAAAGGGTTTCTCAGTGGTTTTGGAAAAATGATCTGATATCCGTGTTTAGTTCTCATGATCTTTACAGTACTTAGATCACTCCAACCAAGTGAATAATCCTCAAAACTTCCAACGAGACCACATAGGTTATATAAATCAGAAACGGTAATCCAACCATACGTTCTACAAATATCATCAGCGCTAGAAAGAATATCTTCAGCATCCTTTCTCGTTTCAAAAACTACATTTTCAAAGGGTTTCTCAGTTTTACGATTTTCGTAATAACTCCTATAAGACGAATATCTTTTCTTTGGTTTGTCGTTTTCTCCATACAGGAACGTTGTTACTTCTTTTGAAATTTTATTTTTTAGTGCTGTCCGAAAAATATCAGACTTAACCACAAATTTAATAGTAGTTATACCGCAAAGTACGAACCCTCCAGCTACACCACTGGTAAATATCAAAGCCGCTTTTACAAATTTATTCATGTTTTTTTCTCCTTTCAAAAAGAAAAAGAGAAAGTACCCTGTTAAAGGTACTCTCCCTCGTTAGAACTCTGTTTTCTATTTACTTAGATACATCAAGTTACTCGTCGATTTCGGCATCGTCAAGATTATCAACTTCTTTGTTAATCCTTCGCTGTTCTTTCTTGGTTTTGATTTTAGCCACTACCGGTTTAATTACATACTTGTAAGCTACAAAGCCTCCAAGAACTATCAAACCGACACCAGCTGCCTTCTTAAAAACCTTTCCAGAACCCGCTGTTGCGATTCCCTCAGTTGTTTCGATAACCTCTTCGTTTACCATGATTTCGTTAGTATTCATTTCATCTTCTCCTTTCGAATATAGAAATTTTTAATACGTTCTCCATTAAAGAACGTGTTTTTTTCGCGTACCAAAAGCTAAAAGAACTTAAGGGACCTGTTGTATTCGTATTTAGGTGCGACTTGATAATCAATCACAAGACAAGGGGTTCCTTCATCCGCCAACTGCGAACTGAAACTCAACTCTATGTATCCATGATCAATATCCCATCCAAGATCATCACCAATACTGGTCGGGTTAAGACCGATTTCATAATAGAACTCATTAAGAGAAATATACATTTCATTTCTCATCCGTCTATTAAGTTCGTTCTCTACCTTTTTTAATTTGTCGATATCCGATTTGAAATATCGCCCAGAAATAACATCATAACAGAGAGTATTACCTCTTTCGGTAATAATGACTTCTTTACTAGTAACGGGGTCTCGTTCGATTCTGTCCTTGGCGATTGAATCCCTTACAGATTGTTCTTTTTTCTCACCAATAGTTTCGATTACTTTTTCTTGATATTCTTTCAAAGCAGATTCTGATAAGGTATAAGCAGTAGCCAATGCTGCATTACGGCGAACATTTACAGAACTTGCACCGATTAGGCAAGCCACAGATATTCCACCTACGATCGCTGATGGAATATAACACTTCCAGGTGAGTCGAATAACATCTTTTATTGGAAGTGGTGTGCTTCCGTAAATAAACTTTTCATCATTATCCGCACGTTCAAGACGCTCATCATTAATAATTTCTAGTGCTTTTGGCGTTGCTCTAACCGCCATTACGGTTGTAGTAATCATTCCAGCGATTCCGATACCGGTAAGAATCTCCGGACTATGTTTTTTCATTGCCGTCCGTACACTTTTGACAATGTTAGATATGTTTAATTTACCCACATTTTTTCCCCTTTCGTTTTTAAGTTCTTGGTACCACCCACAAAGGGTAGTGATTTAATTAACCAACAAGAAGACCGGACGAACGCCAAGAGATTTCGAAGCGGAGTTGTAGCCCGAATGGCCACTGTCGGACACAAAAGCGAAACATACCTCAGACATGTTTTTCTTTGTTGCGTTTCGTAACCAACCCCACTCATAATCGTTGTTGAAATCAGCAACACGATTCATCCGCTTCACCATAAGAGGTAACTGCTCATCATCGTCAGGCTCTACGGCGTTGTACCAATCGTCATGACCGAACATCTGCCCGTATGTCGGAATCGTAAGATTTTCGATTTTACCTTGCATAGCTTCCGGAAAAGCAGGTAACAGAATATCGCTCATCCATTTATTAAGGTCACTTTTTTCAAAGCCGCCTTCGTTGGTTGGTTTTACATTCATGGGTCTACTAGCAACGTAATCGTCAAATATAAACAACGGTCCTCTGTCCGTGATTTTCTGCACCGTTGCAGTAAACTCGCCAAACCCAACCAGTTGAATTGTGATCTGATCTCCGACCCGTGCATGCTTAACCTCGACTTCTCTTTTTCTTAATACCTTCATGATTTTTTCTCCTTTCGTTTCTAAGTTCTTGGTGTTTACAAAAATAACAGAATTATATCATCTGCAACATTCTTGGCGATGGTGAATATACGTTCGTGTTTCTCGCTACAACCATCGTATATACAACGCTCCATATCATCCATAAACTCTGCAATAATATAAACTGGTGGTACAGATTCTCGTAAAGATCCAGTTATATGAGAAGGGAGACGCTCGGCCTCGGTATTCAGACGATCTATGATTTCATAAGCCGCCCATCTCGCATAACTAATATCTTCAAAATATTCTTTTAACTCCTTCGGATTGACCCGTCCGAGATAATCAGTAACACATAAATGCTCGTCTACGTACTTGTTAATTATCGATATTGCCATATCGCACATTTCCTGATTATGGATTCTGACCACCTCCCTCCTTTCTAACAAAGAAAAAGAGCCCTTGTTAGGACTCCTTTCCGTTTCTGTTAGTAAGCGCTTCAATTACTTTTTCTTCAATTTTTCTATCCATCTTCTTGTCATTAACCCAATCGGATACGAGTGTTGCTCCCCATCCGATTACGGTTGCTGTAATACCGAGGATTTTAATTAATTTACTATTCATAAAGCAATTACCTCCTTTCATAATAGTGGTTGTAAATTCTGCGTGGCCGTTAGTCGCAATCAAGCTTGTTTGGTTCGCTGAGCGCAGATATAACACAACACTCCATATCGTCATCCATTTTAGTAAGGCAATTATCAAAATCGAGCCACATGATTCCGCCTTCCATAAGTTCACTCATAGACCATCCGATTTCATCTCCACAATCGATCTTGTCTATACCAAGAAACTCATAGAATTCGTTGACGGTAGCGTCGCCTCGCAAGCAAAGATTTCGGTTGATGTGATATTGGGCGTTTAATACAGCCGCCATGGTTGAAGTAAAATATCTTTTAGAGAACAAATCGTAAAACAAGATTCTTTCACTTTCCGGATCCATATCGGCGGAATATAAGGAGTATCCATCAGCAGAAACGCATGTATCCTTCGCCATCTGTGCTTTGATCTTAGAATCAGCATCTTCACCATAAACGGTGTTGGCAGCCCCTTTATACTGTTTATAAGATTCACTCAACATTGCATAGGCGCTCACCAAAGAAGCTTGGTTGCGTTTGTTAAGTACGTTCGCTCCAAATATACAAGCGATTGTAGATAGACCTACTAAAGCGGTTGGAATATAACATTTCCAAGTGAGTTGAACGACCTCGAGTTTCGTGGGGCCGTAGTAATTCCCTTCATGATCAACTCCTTCACGAGCTCGAATAATATCCACGGCTTTTGGCGTAGCTTTAACCGCCAACACAGAGGTGGCCACCACACCTATTACACCAAGACAAGTCAGTATGGCGGGGGACGATTGTTTCAAATATCCTTTTGACTTACGAAGTAAAGACCCCATTTTTGATGTTCCTTTCATAATTTTCTCCTTTCAAAAATATAAGAGTCCTTGTTGAGAACTCCAAATTTTAGAGAATCAGTACGGGATTCGGATCTCCGTATAAATAGCTCAACCGATTGAACTAACTGTTTCTCCATAATATAACTTGTAAATTTTGCGTAAAAAGAAAGAGCCCTTGTTAGGACTCAATCTTTTTGGTCAATTACCTCTATAAAGTCGAGCGTACATTTGTTTTTCTTCCTTAGTTAACGAACCAACATAATTTAAAATTTCTTCATCGGTGAGAGGTCTCTTCCTCTCATTGATTCTTTCTTTTAAATTATTGATTCTTTTTTTAAGTTTATTTAACATAATAATCTCTCCTTTTATTTTAGTATTCTCTCCATAATAGAGGGTGTAAATTTCGCGTAAAATATCCTCCTTTTTTTTACCACTTAACAAACTTAGTCTCGTTAAAG